GGATGCATTGCAACCGGCGGCTAATTCAAATACTAAATTGTTTTCTTGTATGATTTTGACTAATGGTAACAGATATTGTCTACCGATTATAGTACAACTAACAGGGGCTGCAAAGAAACATCTGTTCTTTCCTGCCTTAAATTTAGTTAGGGATACTACCTCATCTTTGAGACTTGCATTAAATATAGGATGTACCATCTCAGAATTACTGTAACACTGTTTGATTCTATCTACTTCATCTCGCAATTTCTCACCCATAGCATATCGCAAACTTCCGTCCTGATTTTCTCGTGATTCAAAATAAGCTGATTTGACTCCTGGAAAACCAAAGCCACCACTTGTATTCATATTGAGACCATCAATGAAGCGAACACCGTCTTGTCCGTTAATGGCATCTTGATAAGATAATTTCCTCAATGGGGTAATAACCGATTTGACATCTTGGAAATACTGTTCAGCTACGCAAGCAACAAGATCTTCTGGAATAGTTTGAAGGTCTCTACTCTTATTGCTAAATGCATAAGCAGCAGCATCATACCAACCAGTAGGTTTATTCCCTTTAGAAAGATCAGGGGCACAATGATTGGTAGGTCCAAACCTCTCGACTACGTCATCAAATAATATAGTCTTACGAACCCTTGACTTATTATGGGCCAGGGGAACATTCAAACTAGTGATGTAATTGAATTTATTGATGTCTTGATCTGCCCAATTCACTCTGCTCTTACTATGCAAAGCAACCTCAGTATAATTATCATATGAGATTGTACCAGACTTACATGCAGTAACATAAACAAACTTCTTATTGAGAAATTTGATTGCCTTATCTATATCATCATTCACCACGTCAAGGATCATAGTTTCAATTCCAATAAGGGCAGCGACAACAATTCCAGATATGAAAACTCCACCATTATTATTATTAATCATAAAAGAAGTTCCACAATTTCCCTGAAAACCTGGATGTTGCACACAGTAACCCCGGGAAGTACGAGTGATAGAACTATCTGTATTTGTATACCTATAGGATTCCCTATATACCGCCGATAAATCAATACTTCTAGTATCTGAGCTTATCAAGTCGCCCTTGCAATGCTGATTATAGGGTACTTTGAGAAAGTACTTGCTCAAATCCTTACCAGGTCTAAATTTCAGTAAATTGAAAAATACAAGATCCTTTGTTGCATGGAAAAACATGCATTCGCGATTAAGGATGTATGTAACATATTCTTTACTAGCATCATAAGGGGAAATAGCAATCTTCCATTGTCCATCGAGTGCTTCTACATCAAAAACATGCTTCACTGTAACATAAAGTTGGGCTTTAATATTAAGTGCATAAACTTGAACAACATTACCAGGGGTATGAATTAATACTTTCCTAGTGGCTAATTTTATCTTATCAGCCAGAATATCAGATTCAATTTGTCTACCGGGATGAGTATGAGGGATAGTTGATGGAGGTGTTTTATAGACCCAAGGATTATCAGGTGGTTTAGGAGGCATTGCTTCATCAGGATCATATTCTTTCCCAGCGGTTAGATATGTCTTAACTACATTATATTGTGCATAAATCAAAACAATATAATACAATAATGCCCCAAATAGGATAATATGACCTCCATACTTACTCGAAAAACTCTCCTCAACAATGTGATTATGATTGGATGGATAAAAAACACTTAGATAATAATTACATGGATCCTTGGTTATCTTTCTAACAGTATCATATCTATGTACAGCATCTGTAGCATAGAAATAATATAGCATCGTAACATGGAAATAAATAGTATACATATTCAAGCAATTATCCCAATAATCCTCCCAAAGACTTATTGCTAAACGTTTAAATATATAAGGCACAAACATAATCTTGGCTATATGAAAACGGTTAAGCGCAGCTGGTACCAATGGTGGCAGATCACTTGCGTTTTTACATATAGAACACTCACTAAGGGGTATCTGATGTTCGCATAAGTTCATATCAGGATCAGTATTAGCAAGATTTTGCTTGGCTCTAATATTATACAAGTTAACAGCATCACGAAACCAACAATATAATTTCTCTCTTGTATCAAATTCGCCTACAATCTTCGTCTGCTGACCATGAACTCCCTTATTAGAAGTAGGTATATACTTATGTACAATAAAATTATGTACCTGCGGTTTCTCAATACCCGTTAATTTAGTATATGCAGCAACCTTCTCAGTATCAAGAGTTTCAGTAGAATTGCCATTCAAATCTTCTACACAAAATTCAGGCTTTACCTTAAAATGCACAAGATTATCAAATCTCCTCCATACGGCTTCAGGAGTGCTTACAAACTTTTGAGCATTGAAGTACATTGAATTAGAAGTAGTCATAACGAATTTAGACACAAAATACGCCTTACCTTTCTCTTCAACACTGGCTTGGGGAGTACTAAATGGGGCAGTATTGATCATACCAATAAATTCAGTCAACGATTTATCATCATGTGCCTTGTCTGGATTACACGCGCCCAGATCATCCAAGACTGTAACAACACAATTTCTAGTATAACCAGACCAAAAGGATTCATTAGTATTACGATAATAAACATTACCACTCTTATCAAACGGATACTTGCATAATTGGCAAAACATGGTAGCAAGTTTTCTCACCTCAGAACTCTTACCGACACCTACTCCACCGAAAATTCCTATACACATAGGAACCTGACGGTTCTTAGAATTCTCCTCCAATTGTGTCATCTTGCTATTAAGAATCTTCAATCTACCTACCTCTTGCTTGACAAGTGTCAATAATTTCGTTAAAGAGTTATCAACTTGTACAATATTCAATAGCAACTCCCCATCATTAAGGCATTTCTGCAATCTTTCAGCAAAAACTACATCATTAATTCTATCAGGAGTAGCCTCTATCAAATCGCCAGTTCGTTTGGGGAACATGTCTGTTAGATAAGAGACTTCATTGAAAAATGAGGAATATTTAGTAGATACTAGGTCCGTTACTCTCCCAGTACTTAGGAAAGTTGGTCCATTGGTTATCAGCATATCCATAGAATCTATTAATAGATCTACTATTGAAAATACAGATTCCTTAGCAATCTTGTTCATCATGTATTTATTTAACTGTTCATGTAAAGAGGAATGAATAGTGACGTTTGTTAAACTCTGAAATGGATCAACTAAAATAATACATAAAAATTTGATAATGTTCTGCCCCAGAGGAGACGACGCAAGTATCCTCGCATTATCAATTGGTCCCGCGGCCGCATGGTACTGAACTAATTGTCTATCATAGTCAATTAGTACCGCCGCAAGCTTGTCACCCAAGCTTTCAACTAAAGAGATATCCTTCCCCGATAATACCTTATTTAATATTTTAACAAATTTGAGCCCTGAAGCGCACATGTTAATTTGTGATGTAGTGTCAAATGTAAGACACACAAGAAGTATATCTTCCAAATTGTTTACTGCATCTTTTGGTAAGAAAGCCGCCAATTTCTTAAGGGCGTTATGACGATTGGGGTTAAAGTCCACAGAGTTAATTCTAGTAGATAGAACCAAATCTGAACTCATGGTGACGTTACCGTCGTAACTAATTCCTTCTATGTACAAACTTTGAGCAAAGTTTACATTAGGATTGTAAAATAGTTTTCTAATTCTCCAAATTAGAGTTCTTCCCATATTACATACTGCGCCTGTTATGTAATATAGCGCGTTGGTTACTGCAGCCATACAGATCTTATAAGTGTTTACTATTAAAATAAAAATTCCCATTTCTGTAGCGGTTTAAAGGGGGTGTTTCATCTTCAACGGCAAAGTCCTCCTGTGTGAGAGTTAAGTCTACTTCTATCAGGTAGCGAAGCAGAAGATAGTTGACACAGTGGCATACGCTGAATTTAAACGTTGAGCTTACAATAAAAAACTAACACTTGGGGTCTTGTCTTACAGAAAGTGATCCGAACGTCGGGGTAATTCGGTCGCACGGGCTTGCTAGGCTCCGTGTCTGTGATATAAATAACTTACCACTATTATAAACGAGTATATGGTTCTCAAGTCATAATAAGTTACATATATCCAAGTCCTTGACGTGATACAGGATGATATCGTAGTTAGTACATCACTTCAAATATAATTCCGTTAATATGGTCATGGATTTATATTGAAGGCAAGGAAGGTTGCTAAGCTTCCCGGTACTTTCTATGAGGATAGTCCCTCCGGACGTAATGATGGTGTAGGAGTGGAGAATGGAAGAGTTAAATAAATAAATAAATAAGTATGTGGATAAATATGAATAAATAAATAAATAGATAAATATTTGAATAAATAGATCAATATATAAATAAAGGCTGATGAATTAAGTATAAATACTTAAACGAAAAGTTGCGTCTCCATAATTAATAATCATATAGAAGACTAACCGGGGGTTAGATTTAATTCTGTAGGAATAATAAATATAGAAATCTATGGTAATAAATTAAGTGAAAACTAACCGGGGGTTAGATTTAATCCACTGAATAAATAACCATAAACAAAAGTATTTTACGGTCATAGCGTAATCACACCAAGTAGTCGTCTACTCACTTGATCAGATGGTGAAGAGTTTAGAGGATGGATTAGGATTAATTAAATTAATCCAAGAAATGTGGGTGATGTAGGGGTTTATATGGACACTAATGTGCCCAATGAAGGTCCTAGCTCCATGACATCTATTAGTCGTCTACTAAACAGATCGGGGGGTGAAAGAGACATTTACGGGGGGGGGGTTTGTGGACTCAAATAAGCCCGATGGTAACATATAAGTATGTTACCGTGATGGTGTAGGTGTAACATTAGTGATAGGACCACTAAACAGAGGGTGGTGGGGTTCAAAACATCATTATTGCCATTGAAAACAATGGAACGGTATAATTTTATTTGCGTATAATAAGGTTTACTAGAAAATTGATCAAAAGATCATAAACTAATAATACGCAATTACAATTATAGCATTACTACAATAATGGTGATAGAGAAGTCTTCT